TTAGATGCGGATCGTTAAACTTGAGATTGACAACGCCTTCGACGGCGTGGATGCCATCTCCCTGGTTCAGTTTCCGGCCATCGAGCTGAACTTTCAAGTCTTCTCGAAGTCGAAGAAGCGTCAGGAGTTCGCAAAGGCCGTAGTCAACGAAGACAAGCGGCTGGTTGTTGGCCCGGCGATGATCCCGGACAAGATGATCTATCGCTCGGACGACAGCGGCGAATACTACGTTTACTTCGATCAGGCGACCGTCCGCAAAGCAGCCTATTCATTCCTAAAGGCCAACAAGCAGCACATGGCAACGGTCGAGCACGAGGTCTCCGTGCCCGATGTGACGGTCGTGGAGTCATGGGTCGTCGAGGGCAAGCACGACAAGGCCCTGCATCTGGGGTACGACGTGCCTCCGGGTACTTGGATGGTGGCCATGCAGGTGAACAACGATGACGTTTGGGCGCTCGCCAAGGAAGGAGTCGTAAAGGGCTTCTCGATTGAGGGCTGGTTCGCCGAGGCTCTGTCGGCCTCTCAGGCCTTCCGCAAGGCGTCAAACGACGAACTGCTTGGCTATCTGAAGAAGATGCTCAAAGACGACCCAACCAGGGCCGAGATGGTAGGCTGGGATGTGCAATGGGCAATTCAATCGACTATTGCTGACCGCATTAAAGAGGATGCCGACTTCATGGTTGCCGTCCAGAAGGTCGTTTCCAAAGTCAAAGCTCCCGAACCCGGTGATGCACGAGTAAAACAGAAAAACTTTAACATGAAGTTCCTTGATCGAATCCGGCAGAGCTTGTCGGATCAGAAGAAGTTCGCGACCGCGACGCTTGAGGATGGCACGACCATCACCAACGACAGCGAGGACGCGATGGCTGTCGGCCAGAATGTGTATGTTGTCAGCGATGACGGCAATCTCCCCGTCCCTGATGGTGAGTACACGCTCAGCGATGGGGCCGTATTGGTGGCCTCTGGCGGCGTGATCGAGAGCCTGACTCCTGGCGAAGAAGCTGCTGCGGAAGACGTGGACATGGCCGCTGCCATCACCGCAGCCGTCCAGGCCGCAATCGCTCCGCTGGTCGAACGTCTCGATAAGCTCGAGGCCTCACGCCAGGAACACGAGGAGGCCATCACCGAGGTCGCGACTTCTATGCGGGCCGTAGCCAAGGCCCCCGCAGGAGAGCCGATCAAGAAGCGCATCGCCGCTTCAACTGAACCCAAAGCAACCGAATTCAAACCCGGACTGGACATTAAAAGTAACGTCCGACAAATTGTCGAAAACTCGAAATGAAGCGTCAAAAAATCACGATGGCAACGTCCATCACCAGCAACTACGCCGGAGAGTTGGCGCGGCCCTATGTCAGCGCGGCTCTTCTGAGCGGTGTCACGTTGTCGCAGCCGACCGTGCGGATCATGGACGGCGTAAAGTTCAAGGGCAATATTCCGATTGTCGCGGCCTCTGGCCTGCTGGCTGCCGGAACATGTAGCTTCAGCGATGCCTCCACCATCACGCTGACCGAGCGCGTCATTCAACCGACGGAGCTTCAAGTCAACGTCGAGCTCTGTAAGAAGGACTGGATCGCGCATTGGGAGGCCGCTAACCTTGGTGCTGGTCGCCTCGGTCAGACGCTCCCGTCCTCGATTCAGGGCTACCTCCTCGAATACTTCGCGGCCAAGGTTGCCGAGGCAATCGAGAACCACATCTCGAACGGCGAGGTCGGCGGCTCCACGGGCTACGCTCGCTTTGACGGCTTCGTAGAGGTCATCAAGGACGCGTCGCCCGTCGGCAACAAGTTCAAGGGCGGTGCTGGTGCGGGCTCAACCGATGCCAGCGACACGGCCCTTGCTGCCTTGTCATCCGCAGGCGACCCAACCGATGCCGCTGAGGTCATTGATGTTCTGGAGGCCTTCCTGCCCGCTATCCCGACGCGCATCTTGCAGTCTTCGGACTTCACGCTCTACATGAACAACAAGCAGATTTTCGCCCTTCGCCGGGCGCAGGCTGCCCTTGGCTTCAAGGATGAGTACTACGAGCGCGAGTCTGCTCTTACGTCGTTCCTCGGTTACCGCGTTGCCCAAGCTAATGGCTTGGCTGACACGCACATCGTTGCCGGGCCTTCGGAGAACTTCGTCTTCGGCACCGACACATTGGGCGAGCAGAACGAGGCCAATGTAATTGACATGGCGATGACGGACGGCTCGCAGAACGTCCGGGTTGTAATGCGGTTCAGCGCAGGAACGCAGATCGCCATCGTGGGTGATGCTTTCCGTTACCGTTACGTCGCTTAATCATGGCATGTGCACTAACCTCCGGGCGATCACTTGATTGTAAGGATGCAGTAGGTGGCATCCTCCGGGTAGCCTTCATGACGTGGGCACCGACGACCCTGACCATCGCCTCCAACGAGGTGACGGGGGTGAGCGGAACCCACACGGTGTACAAGTACGAGCTTGAGCGCAACACCGGCAGCCTGATCGAGACCTTCGTAAGCAACGTAGTCAACTCTACGGTGTTCTACGACCAAACGCTATCGATCACTCTGGCGAAGCAATCCAAGAATGCCACGCAAGAAATCAAGTCTCTCTTGCAGGGGCGTTGGATCATCTTCATCCAGGATGTGAACAACAACGTCTTCATGATGGGCCATCTCACGGGAGCCGAGGTCACGGCAGGTGCAAAGGAGACCGGAACAAACATCGGCGACTTCACCGGTTACCGATTGGAGTTCAAAGCACCCGAGCCTATGCCGACCTACCACGTGCAGTTAGACACGGACTTCGACACAACCATTGAAGGCCTGAGCGTCAGCCCTGGTGTGATCACCGTGTCCTAAGCGCGTTAACACGACACCGAGAGGGCGGCGGGCAACCGTGCGCCCTCTTTTTTTAACCATGCACACGATTCAAGACTCACAGACGTCCGTTGAGCTGCTGTTCACCTTGGTGGATCGCAGGGTTGATCTTGTCGCGGCAGTTGATCACGTGGCTTACTCGATTGCCATTGAGTTACCGGACGAGATGCTGCTTTTAGAATGCGTAACAGAGGAGGAGACGACCAGGTACACTACGCTGTCCTTCGTCCTCGACGCTGCTCTTCCGGTCGGCGAGTACCGATTCACCGTCTACTCGATGAACGAAGAGACGGCCCTTGCTGCGGATCGCAACGCAGCCCTTGAGGTTGGCACCTTGCGAGTACTGAAGACAGCGGCTAACTTTACGGAGCCCACAACCACGAACAGTTATGTCGAACCCTGAGAAGTCATCGAACCAGCCGATTAACGTCAAGTTCGCGTCGTATGACATGCCGAAGCGCGACCCCGTTGTTCAGCGCGCTGGATGGGTGGCTTACGGGGAGGACGACAAGTTTCCTGAGTACCTCTACAACTTGTATCGCGGTTCGGCGACGCACAACGCGCTCTGTAATGGCATTGCTGACATGGCCTACTCAAGAGGCTTAGACGTGGTGTCGAATGAGTTGGAAGTGCGGGCACGGGTTCTGGATGTGCTGGAAGACAACATCGCAAAAAAGTGTCTAAGAGATTTAAAAATATACGGACGTTGCTACCTGCATGTTCGCATGACCAACGACGGAATGGAGCTATACGACGTTGAGCATGTCTCTTTTTTGAAAGTGCGGGCCGGCAAGAAAGAAGACGGCGAAATCAAGACGTGGTGGGTGTCGGAAGACTTTTCTGAAACACGCAAAAAAGAGAACAAGCCCATTGAATACCCGGCTTGGAGGGATGGGGTTAAAGATGGCATTCACGCGATCTCGCTATTTAGTCAAGACGACAACTACTATCCCGACCCCGACTACATCGGGGCGTTGAGTTACGTCGCCTTGGAGCAACTGATCGCGGACTTCCACCTGAACAACCTCGAGAACGGGTTGTTTCCAAGTTTCCACATCCATCACAACAACGGCGTACCCGATGCCGAGGAGCGGGGGAAAATCAGGCAAGAATATGAAACCAAGTTAGCCGGAGCTGGCAACGCAGGGGCCTTCATCCTGACCTTCTCCGATGGTGTGGGCAGAGAGACCAAGCTCTCGCCGATTCAACTGGCAGATTCGGATAAACAGTATACCTTCCTTTCCGAGGAAAGCACGAAAAAAATAATGATTGGACACCGCGTGACGTCTCCTCTGCTGTTCGGCATTCGCGACTCTTCGGGGCTGGGGTCGAACAAGGACGAGATGACAACGGCGATGGAGCTGATGAATCGCAATGTGCTTCAGGGCTACCGAGACGCGATCACGCGGGGCCTTGAGGAGGTCTTGGGGGTTCGGCTGGTTATCCGTACCGAGGCCGAAGCGCGAATGTCCATCCACATCGAGGACAAGCGGCCTGTCTTGGCAGAGGAAGATCAGGAAGTAGTCCTGGAATCGCTGCGGAAAATCGCGCAGTCACGCGCTGACCTGGAGCAAGACTATCGAGTGATCGATGAAGAGTTCTGCGATGATGAACCACTTGATGATTCGCACTATACAAAATGTTATGCTTTTGCGATCAATCCAAGACCGGGCGAAGACTCGACCTTGGACAGAGGGTTCTACCTGGTTCGATACGCTTACGTCGTGGGCAGCGGTGCAGATATCAAGGAAAATACGCGGACGTTCTGCAAGACGATGATGACGGAGTTCCGGGACTCTATATTTCGGAAAGAAGACATCAACCAGATGTCGTTCTCCCGTGCTAACCCTGAGTTCGGCATGTACTCAATTTGGAAGTACAAGGGGTCTTACAACTGCCGTCACCGCTGGAAGCGCATGGTGTACTTTCTTAAGCGAGTTCCGAAAGGCGAGACCCTGACTATCGGCGGGAAAGAATACAAGCCGGGCCAGTTTCTGCCTCCGGGAGATTTTGAGCACTACAAGCTCTTGCCGACTGACTCAGTTCCCGGCAAGGCAGTAAGCGATACAGAGGCGACCAAGGTAAACGAACCCGTAAGATAATCTATGTTATGGCAACAA